CATAATGTGTCTTGGTGTCCTTTGCTTTTTATAAACTCTGCAATGTCTTGATTTGTCATTCCTGTTTTATAAAGAACTTCTTTTATGTAGACTTTGTTATTTTGTTTTCTTATTTCTATGATGGCTGTTGGGTCATTCGTGTAGCCAAAATCACAGCCTAAAAATACTTCATCTGAATCGGGAAAGTCTTTATAGTCAATCCATCTCCAGTCATTAAAAATCATACCTTCTGCAAAAGTTGCCCTTTTACCTAAGCCATAAACATTCCAATATAGTTCATCTTTATTTTTTAATCTTTCTATTTCGTCTATGATTTCCTGCTCAAGAAAGGCATTATCTTTATATGTACTTACAAAAGTTTCTGAATCTTCACGGGTCATAAGTTCATCGTATATCCAATGCAAAGGGTCTGACGG